CTTGTTCGCGCAGGTCCACTCGGACCACGTGGCGGAAACCACCAGACAACTCCTTAGTTGGAGAATGCTTGATGGTCACACTCCCGTAATGGGAGTCGCCACGATCAGATGCGCCATTCTCGCTACGCAACCGAAGGGTTGCGATGGCGGGAATTGCTGGATGCAGGTCAGTTGCACTCCTCGCGATCTGCGAGAGTGTTACGTTGTTCTTGAACATACTATATGTTTGTTTGGTTGCGCAAGACGAAGGTCCTAGCGGAAAACTAACTTCTTCAAGAGGGATGCAGAAAGCAGCCCCCTTTTCAGGGTTAGTCCGTCAGGCGTCTCACTGTTTATGTCTACGAGTTTCTCGACATCCACGTCGTGGAGAAGTCGAGCGTATGACTGGCCATACACAGTAATAACTGGTGCAGAGCCTATCGCAGGGGTTTCCAACCCCTCCGCACAACAGGTCACACTTACTGGAGTACACTTCCACCGTGGTCGGGATTTTAGTCCCAGCCACCACTGGTGTATCGTTACTTCTGAGGTGATCAGGTCTACCGAGGCGTATTTGTTCAGGAATCCCTGAACATCTACAAACCAATCAAGCACGAAGCTAAACGGAATGGCATTCCATATAATGGAAGCGTCCGGCTTTATGCCAAGCTTGGTGTATAATGCGGCCACAAGGGGATCTATATCTCCAAGGGTCTCACTTGTATAAGTGAATTCCATAGTAGCATTATAGCTAATATGGTCTGCTGGAGTGCCGTTAGGCATGGGTTCAAACCCATCAAAAACGCAGTCATATTCGAACTTGAAGTTGCGAAACTCAAGTACGAAGTGTCTGCGCATTGACTCCTTATACTCCGGTAGTGGCTCGAGGAACGACTGGAAATGTCGTACCAATCCGAGAGACTTAACACCTTCCTTCCACTTGGATACGTTAGATTGTATCCGAGCGAAAGTATCGCATATAGTCTTGACATCCCCAACAGTGGGGAGTACACCAAATTGGTAAGCGAGGTGGTTATCTGCCACAGCGCTCACCAGCTGATTCAGAGTGGGGTCGATATGACCCCTTCCCATGAAG